GGCTCTGCCTGGGCATGGGCCTGCGGGTGAATGAGGCGGTTGCGGCTCGGTGGGAATGGCTCGATTGGGAACGCAAGACCTACACCCCCGGCCGGACCAAGGGCCGCGAGGCCAAGCCGCGGCCGGTGGTGCCCTGGCTGCTGGAGGAGTTGCAGCCCCGCCAGACCGTTGGCTTCATGCTGCCCACCCGTCCAGGCCATCCCATCACCGACAAGCGGATCCGCTACGTCATGGGCAAGGCCAACCGCAACCTGGGGCTACCGAACATCACGCCGCACCGGCTGCGCGGCACCTACGCGACTCTGCTGGCGGTGGCCGGGACGCCGATCCAGGACATTCAGGCGGCTCTGGGGCACGAATCCATCCTGACCACTCAGGGCTATCTGGAGGTGGACGTGGACCGTATCCGTTCTGGTCAGATTTCCATTTCCGGCTGGCTGAACCTGCCAAGGCGGGGAATGGGCGCGCCCAAGGGTGCCAATCCCCATGAAGCCGAGATCGGCAAGTTTCCTGGAGAAATCTCTAAAGATGCGCAAGTGTTGAAAACAGGTGTTCCCAAGGTTCGGAGGATCGGCAAATGATGGCAGAGCACCTGAGCCAACTTCCCGAGGCCGTCCGAATCACCCTGGCGGTGCTCGAAGCCCAGCTCGCCGAAGACGATCGCAGGCTCGAAGCGGCCATTCTCGCCGCTGCCCGAGATTCCCGGCTCGCCGCTCGGGTGCCGGCCCTGTGTGATGCTCTCCATGCGCAACACCCCGGCTTATCCCAGCGGTTTATCTTCCGTGCTGTGGCCTTGTCCACTGGGCTGCACGAACGCCATATCGCACGGCTGTTTTATCGGAGGAACCAATAATGTTCAAAGTCTCTGTGGATCCCAGCAGCCTGCTCGGAAGCCTGAGTGAGATGAACCAGCGCCACATCCCATTCATCGTGTCCAAGGCACTCAACGCCATTGCCAACGATGCGCAGAAGGCCGAGCGGGAACACATCCAGAGCGCTTTCCACATCCGTCGCCCGTGGGTACTGCAGGGCGTCTACATCAGCAAAGCGGACCGCGCGACCAAGTCCAGCTGGGCGGCCACCATCCAGATTCAGGGCGATCGAGACTTCCTGACCCGGTTCGAGCGCGGTGATCTGAAATATCCCACGCACGGCAAGTGGGTTTGGGTTCCTAACGCGGACGTATTCAAAGGACAAGTGGTCCTATATAGCGATCCTTTGCACCCACGGAACCTCATGTTCCAGCGGTCCAAGGGTGGCCAGATGCAGGGCAACGACCGAACGTTCATGGTCCATGGCAAGAAGGGTGGGCCGCTTGTTCTGCAACGGATATCACGCGCTGGCAAAGGCGTATCCCAGCGCATCGGTCAAGGCTACGTGCGCAAGGGCAGCGGGCGCGATGTTGGTACCGGTCGCTTCACGGCTGGTGCTACCTCCAAGCGTGTCCGTGGCGGTGGCGTCCGTATGCTCTATACCCTCGTGAGCAAGGTCAAGATTCCAGTGCGCCTGCAGTTCGTGGAGATCGTCACCAACACCGTCGTGGCCCAGTGGGAAGGCCGTCTATCCGAAGCGATGAACTACGCATTGAACACGGCGAAGTGACGTATGTTAATGATGTTCGGGACGTGTGTTCACTTGCCGTTGATCCACTATGCGGACATTCATATGAATATCGTCTCCATTCATACTCTAGTATGTCTGTGGACATACTGCACCCCCCCCCGTCATGGGTCCTTCCAGCGAGATCCCGGGCGGGTATCGCGCCAGCAGCTCCTTGTTTGTCTAGCTGCAAGCTTTCAACCTCTGTCGCCGTCTTATAGGGTATGAAATGATAACGAAGGACTCATTAACTCGATTAAAACAGGTTGAAATAGCTGCACTCCTTGACCGGGATGAGCGAACGGTCCAGCGCTGGCACGATGACGGTTTACCACGACACGGCACCGGACGAGGCTCCTACTACGTTTGGGCCGAGGTGCGCGCCTGGGATCAGGCCCGGCTGTCGGGTTCGGAGGGGGAGGCACCGACCGACAAGGAGCGGGAGCAGTGCGCCAAGGCGGACCTGGCCGAGATGGAGGCGGCCCGGATGCGCGGGACCCTCATGGATTCGACCGAAGCCCGGAATGCATGGCAGGACTTCCTGGCCCGGATCCGAGCCAATCTCCGCGACTTTCCAAAGCGGTTGATCCCCCTGCTGGAGGAGGCCGGGAACCCAAGCGAACGGCTGGACATCGCCCGCAAGGAGATGGACTCGACCCTCCGGGACCTGGTGGCCGAGCAGCAGCGTCTGGCCACCGGCGAGGGTGAGGATGGACCGGATGAGTAGCCTTGCCAACCCTCTCCAGGAACTGGCCCAGGCGGCCACCTTCCTGCTCCCGCCGCCCACCATCTCCGGCAGCCAGTGGGCCGCCGAGTACCGGGTGCTCAGCCAGGAGGACTCCTCTGCGGCCGGCCGGTGGAACCGGGACGCCCGGCCCTACCAGAACGAGATCCTGGACGTGGCCACGGACCTCACCACGGAGCGGGTTTCGGTGGAGGGCGCCAGCCAATGGGGCAAGACCCAGGTGCTGCTCTGCATCGCCGGGTATTTCATCCACATCGACCCGGGCCCGATGATGGTCGTGAACCCGACCGTGGGCGCCGTTGAGAACTGGTCGAAGACCCGGTTCACGCCCATGGTGCGGGACTGCCCTGAACTCCGGACCCTGGTGTCCGACCAGAAGAGCCGGGACAGCTCCAACACGATCCTGAACAAGCGGTTCCCGGGCGGCCTGCTGGTCGGCGTCGGCGCGAACGCGCCCACCGGCCTGGCGGCCCAGCCCATCCGGGTCCTGCTCATGGACGAGGTGGACCGCTTCCCGAAGAAGGGGGCCGGGACCGAGGGTGATTCCCGGAAGCTGGCCGAGGCCCGCACCGCGGACTTCCGGTGGAGCAAGAAAATTTATGAGTGCTCGAGCCCGACCATCAAGGACGAATCCAACATCGATGACAGCTACCAGCGGAGCGACCGGCGGCAATGGTGGATCACCTGCCCGCACTGCGGCCACGAGCAGACCTTGAGCTTCTGGAGCGTGATCTGGCATGACCGGCAGTCCCTGGCCGACGCCTTCTATGCCTGCTGCGGCGCCGGCTGTGCGATCTCGGAGCCCGAGCTGCGCCGCGCGGTCCGGCTGGGCCGGTGGATCGCCGGGCGCCCGGACGTGAAGGGGCACGCCGGGTTCTATGTCCCGGGGATCATGGTCAAGCCGATGGCGGAGCTGGCCAAGGGGTTCCTGGAGGCGAAGGACGCCGGGCCCCAGGAGCTGCAGGTGTTCTACAACACGCAGCTGGGCGAGCTATGGAACCTGCGCCAGGGTGAGGAAGTGGCAGTGGAGGGGCTCCTGAAGCGGGCCCGGGAGAGCAGCTACGGATCCGGGGTGGTCCCGGCCGGCGTCGGTCTCCTGGTGGCAGCCGTGGACAACCAGAGCAGCCCCCAGCGACTGGAGTTCCTGGTGCGAGGATTCGGGGTAGGGGGGGAGAAGTGGACCATCCAGCATGAGGTCATCCCGGGGAACTTGGCGCTTCCCGAGGTTTGGGACCGCCTGCAGGAGCTGATCCTGCAGCCCTGGCCCAGGGAGGATGAAGGTCGCCCCATGCGGATCAAGGCGTGCGCTCTGGACATCGGCGGAAACTTCACCAGCGAGGTATACAAGTTTTGCAAGCGGAAGAAGCTGGCCGGCATCACCCACCCGGTGAAGGGCGCCACGAAGCCTCAGGCCAAGATTGTTCGGCGGTCCGGGAAGCGGGCCCGGTTGTTCCTGGTGGATGGCGTGGCGGCGAAGGACACCATCTACGCCTGCCTGAAGATCGACAAGCCCGGGTTCGGGTACCAGCACTTCCCGAACGATACCGACCAGGTGTACTTCGAGCAGCTCTTCGCGGAGAAGCCCTGCCACCGAGCCGGGGTCCGCGCCTATGAGCGCGTGCCCTCCGATGCCCCGAACGAGATCCTGGACTTACATGTTTACTGCGATGCTGCCCAGGCCATCTGGGGAACTCCCCGGGACTGGGCGGCCATGGTGGCCAAGGCTGCAGAAAAACCAACACAGGAGGAACCGATGGACGAGCCTCACCCCACCGAAGAAGAACCCGAGCAAACCCCGGAGGAGCCAGCCCCGGCGCCGGCCCCTGCGGCGGTCCGCGTCATCCGCCCCAAGAACCGTCCCGGTGGCGCGGTCACCAGCACTTCAACCGCCGGGATACCGCTTGCCCAGCTCCGGGGAGCTACCGGAGGCGCCGGAGGGTCGGGGGCTTGGTAGATTCCCGCGCATTTCGAACCGTCAAGGAATCCTTGACCGTTCATTGTCTTCCCCTTCACCAGGGGCCTTTCCATGTCTGTTGCTATCCCATAGCAACGCCTCGGCCACGGCCAACTTCCATTCTGGGGTCTCTGGAGTCCCCCATGGCATCCCTGGCCGCTGCAATGCCCTTCCTACTCCGCGACGAAGGCGGTTGGTCCGACGATCCGTCCGACCCGGGCGGTGCCACCATGCACGGGGTGACGCTGCGCACCGCCCAGCAGATGCTCGGCATCACCTCGCCGGAGCAGCTGCGGGCCATCACGCCGGAGCAACTGAAGCAGGTGTATGGCTCCCCTGAGTTCTGGCGCTATGACGGGATCCAGGACCAGCGGGTGGCCACGAAGGTTTTCGATATCGGTGTGGACATCGGGATGGGAACCGAGATCCGCATCCTGCAGAAGGTTCTGGGCGTAGCCGAGGACGGCGTGTGGGGCCCTGCTACCCAGGCGGCCACCAACGCCCAGGACCCCAACCAGCTGCTCCCGGCCCTGTGCGAGGCGGCCCGGGAGCACTACATCGCGGTGGCGCAGGCCCATCCCGTGGAGGGGAAATTCCTGATCGGCTGGGAGCATCGGGCGGAGGAAATCCCTGATGCTGCCTGATCCATGTGCGACCCCTTCGGAGATCGCCCCTAAGACTGGCCGTATTGGCCAGTTGGAACAGGAGAGCCTGGGCCTTTTCCAGAGGCTGATTCGGACGGATCAGCCGGAGGAGGTGCGGCGGGCCCTGATGTGGATCGCGGGATGCACGCTGTGCTTTTGCCTGGTGGTACTCACCCTGGCGGTCTGGTATCAAGCCTGCCTCGACCAGCACGTCGACGGCGGCCTAGTGGGCGCCCTCGGCATCATCTCGGGCTCGGTGGCGGGTCTCGCCGGCGTGGCCTACCACAAGCAGGGAGGACCCAATGGCGACTAACTGGAAGGCTATCGGAATCAGCGCAGCCGTGGTGCTGGCGGCCGTCTTTATCTATCGGGACCACGTCCAGGATAAGCGCGACGCGGCCCACCTCCAGCAGGCCAACGTGGACCAGGCCGGCGCCAATGCCGATGCCGGGAAGGGGAATGCGGATGTCACGCCGATGCAGGATGAGCGGAAACAGGTCGCCAAGGACACCGCGGCGGACCAGGCCAACGATCCGAAGTTGGCAGCGGACCGCGCCCGGGTGGCCAGCTTCGATCCCCGCCCTCTTCCTGGTCCCGGATCTCCCAAGGTGCCCGCTCCTGAGCCTGTGGTCGAGCCTCCGGAATCGCCTCGGGAGCTGGCTAAGGATCAGCTGATCACTGACCTGACCACGGCCCTGGCTGGCCGGGATAAGACCATCGCCGACCAGGCCAAGCTGAACGCCACCACCACCGACTATGGCCAGCATGAGCACGCAGCCTACGCCCAGGACGCTGCCACAGTCGGCGAACTGCGGCAGGCCAATCACCCGACCTTCCGACGCGCCGCCGGGCTGCTCTATGCGCCGGGCCAGTCGGCGGTGGGCGTCATCGTCGAGCAGGACATCGCCCGGGTGCGGGTTGTGGGCGAACTCATTCAGCAGGGCCTACCGGCGATGGCCGGCGGACGCAACCAAACCCTGGCGCTGATCGGCGCTGCCATCACCTTCTGAGGAGGCCTCATGCCTGAGATCGTCACCACCCACCTGACCCACATCTACTGGGCCCTCGTCTGCCTGCTCGTGGCTGTCCTGGTCCACTTCTGGCCCACGATCAAGACGTGGTGGGCCGCCCGGGCCGCCGCGGCCGAAGCCGAGGGCAAGCGGGCCAAGGCGCTGGCGGAGCTGGCCGCCGTGGACGTCGAATCGCTGTTCAAGCGTATCGAGGACGCTTTCGATGCCAAAGTCAAGGCCCTCGAAGCCAAGGCCAAGGACATGGAGTCCCGGATCGACGCCCGGGTGGCGGCCGATGCCTTGAAGGTCGCCGCCGCAGTCGATCCGGCCACCGATCCTGCGTCCGCGCCGGCCGCGCCCGAAATCGTCACGATTCCCGCCGCCACGCCAGTGCGTTCCCTGATCCCCTCGGCCTAACGCATGCCCCTTCTCGGCATTTTCCTGAGCATCCTTGGCATCATCGCAACCAGCGTGCTATCGATCTGGGCCACCCTGAAAGCGGATCGCCGGGCTCGGCATCAGGACCGCCAGCGCCAGGATGAACAGCGCGAGCAGGACCAGAAGGCCCAGCTGCACCAGATGGAGCAGCTCCTGCAAACGATGGTGGTGGAGAAGATCGAAGCGGCCTTCAAGGAAATCGGCAAGCTCCAGCTTCAGGTCGGCGCTGTCGAACGGTCCCACTCGCACCTCCTGGGCTTCCTGCAGGGAAAGGGATGCACCGTCCCGGACTTCTGCGATACCAAGGATCCCCCTCCGTAGGCCCACCCTGCGCCCCGTTCCCCGCCGCCCGCTCCCCGCGGGCGGTGTGCGTTTGGGGTGTTGCTATGCGATAGCAACAGTCCCCGGCCGCCCAGGTCTGAAAGTTGGACCCATGGACGATAAGTGGATCAGGTTGCCAAAGAAGATCCAGAGCGGAGACAGCTTCTCCTGGGATCCGATTGACCTCGTTTCCGAGTACCCAGCCGGGCCTAGCTGGACCCTGACCATGTATCTGTTCCTGGTAGGCGCGGCCCCTGGGACGGCGCCGGTGAGCATCCAGGCCACAGCCGACGCGAACAGCTGCTTTGTGTTGGCTCAGACCCCGGCCCAGACGGCTGCGTGGACCCCGGGTGAATACCACTGGACCCTGATCGTCCAGAGCGCGGATGGAACCCAGCGAAAGACCCTGGACCACGGGGAAATCCGGGTGGGGATCAACCCCATGCTTCCCCCGGCTGGCTATGACCCCCGCACCCATGCCGAAAAATGCCTGGCCGCGATCACCGCTGTCCTCGAAGGCCGGATGAGCGAGTCCATCACCGAATACAAGCTCGACAACGGCATCGAGGCAAAGCACATGGACCATGCCGAGCTGATGCGGCTCCGGGCCTACTACGCCGGGGTGGTCCGGCGCCAGCGGGGCAAGGCGTTTTTTACCCATATCCCTGTGAGGTTCAACTAGATGGGCCTCCTTTCCCGCGTCCGCTCCGCCTTCACCGGCCCTGAAACCCGGGCGTCCGTGTCCTTCAGCGCCGGCGCCACCTTCGAACCCAAGCGCCAGGCGCCCATGGGCGTCACCACCTTCGAAGCACCGGTCAAGGCCAAGCGTGCCGTGGGCGCCGGCATCGGTGCCTTCTACACCGGCGCCACGATGTACGGCGGCGGGTTCCTCATGGCCATGCGGTCCAAGGATGAGGAGATCCGCCGGGACGCCCTGGCCCTGCGGGCCAACTCCAGGCGCCTGGCCAACAACAACCCGTTCATGCGTCACTACCTCCGGCTGCTGGGCAACAACGTGGTGGGCCCCAATGGCGTCACCATGCAGAGCCTGTTCAAAAGCAAGTCCACCGGGGTGAAGCGCGACCCCTACGTCACCAAGATCGAGGGCGCCTGGCAGGACTGGTGCAAGCCAGGGAACTGTGACATGTCCGGCCGCTACTCATTCCAGGATGTGTGCCGTCTCTTTGTGCGCACCCTCGCCCTCGACGGCGAGTGCTTCATCCGGATCGTTCGGGGCGCACCCAACAAATTCGGGTTCTCACTGGCGTTCCTGGATGCGGATCTGCTCGACCACACCTACAGCCGGTCCGGCAGCCCTGGGGTCAACCCGATCGTCATGGGCATCGAGATGGATACCTATGGCAAGCCCGTGGCGTACCACTTCACCGATCCCAAACTGATCCGGAACGGCATGGTGGGCGGCTGGGCCTACGGCCAGAAAATCATCATCCCGGCGGACCAGATCATCCACGGCCTGGACCCCGACAGGGCCATCCAGTCCCGAGGCGTCCCGGCCTGCGCCAGCGTGATGTACATCCTCAGCATGCTCGGCCACTACTGGGAAGCGGAAGTCGCCTGCGCCCGCCACGAAAGCGAGCGCCCCGGCATCCTTAAGAGCCCCAACGGCGCCATTGATGAGCACGGCGACGATGACGACCGGGAGGAGCGCAGCGCCCTGGTGGATCCCATCCTGGCTGCGCAGAACCTGGGTGGCAACTCCACCGGCATCGCGTACATGGGCCTCCCGGCCGGCATTGATGTCGAGTTCCCGGACGTCAAGCACCCCAGCACGGCGTTCGAGGCTTTCAGCAAGTCCATGCTCAAGGGCATCGCGTCTGGCCTGGGCGTGGCCTACCACGAGCTGGCCGGAGACCTGACCAGCGTCTCTTTCAGCTCCATCCGGCAGGGCACCATCAGCCAGCATGAGAGCTTCCAGGAGCAGCAGACCCGGCTCATCCAGACCTTGTGCGATCGGGCCCACGCGGAATTCATGCTGAGTGCCTGGATCCACGGGGTGCTCAAGATGCCCGCCGGAGTGACCCTGGAGCAGTTCAGCGCTCATAAGTTCCACCCCCGCGGCTGGGACTGGGTCGACCCCCGGGCCGACAGCGCCGCGGACCTGGAATCCATCGCGGGCGCCGTGAACACCCGGACCGCGGTCCTGGCCAAGAAGGGCCTGGACTGGGAGGACGTGGCCTACCAGCTCAAGGATGAGCAAGACCTGATCGACGCCCTGGAACTCAGGGTCGGCCCGCTGATTCAGGCCCCGGCCCCGGCCGGGAAGAACGATGGCGAGACCGACGGCGAGCCGGGCGTGAACAAGGACGGCGAGGACACCAATTCCCCCAAGGAGGGAACCGATGGAAAGTAGGTCGATCAAGGGCATCCAGTATCGAACCGTCGCGCTGGACCGGGCTGCGGTCAACCGGGAGGCCCGAACGGTCCGAGTGGCCATTTCCAGCGAGACTCCGGTGGAACGCTGGTTCGGGGTGGAAACCCTGGGGCATTCCCCCGGCGAGGTTGATCTGTCCCGAATGCAGAACGGCGCGGCCGCCCTGGTGGGCCACGACACGGATCAGCATTTCGGTGTCCTGGAAAACGTCACCCTGGACCCGGACAGGGTCATGCGGGGTGACATGCGGTTCTCCCGCTCCCAGCAGGGAGAGGACCTGCTCAACGATGTCGAGGATGGGATCCGCTCCAAGATCAGCGTCGGCTACCGGATCAACGACTACCAGACCACCAAGGGCATCGGTGACGCCCCGGACCAGGTCCGCATAACCTCCTGGACCCCCATGGAAGCCTCTCTGGTCGCCATTCCCGCTGATGACCGCGTCGGCGTCGGCCGCTCCCTCGACCCCAATTCCCAGGCCCCGGAAATGTCCGGCACCCGGGACCTCAACACCAACGGCCAGCAGGCCAATCACGAAAGGAGTTCCGCCATGCCGGAACCTATCACCGCGCCTGTCAGCCAGGCCGTCGCCCAGACCCCCGATGAAATCCGGGCCGCTGCCATGAACGAGGCCCTGGAGCTCCAGAACGCCGGCGCCCGCCTGGGCCTGGAAAAGGAGGTCCGCGAGGCCCTGGGCCGCGGGCTGAGCGGGGACGCGGTCCGCAAGATGATCACGGACAAGCTCGTCGAGCGCGGTGGCAACCCGTTCTCCACCCCCGCGGCCGCGGTGCAGCTGACCGAAAAGGAACAGCGGTCCTACTCCATCGCCCGGGCGATCATGGCGCAGGCGACCAACACTTCCTGCTTCGAGCGCGAGGTCAGCCAGGAGGTGAGCAAGAAGCTCGGGCGGGAAGCCCGGGGTATCTACGTGCCGACGACCCTGGGCATGAAGCGCTCCCTGGATGCCACCGTCCAGGCGACCGCTCAGGGGCTGATCTCCCAGGAGCCGGTGACCTTCATCGAGTTCCTGTACGCGGCCCTGGCCCTGCGGAAGTGCGGCGCCACCTTCCTGCCGGGGTGCGTGGGGAATATTCCCTTCGCCCGGCAGATCTCCACCCCCGGCATCACCTGGACCGGCGACGATCCCACCCTTGCGGTGGCCAACGGCGACCAGATCCTGCAGGTGTTCACCATGTCGCCCAAGCAGGCCATGGCGAAGCGGCAGTATTCCAAGCAGCTGCTGACCCAGACCGCGGGCTTCGCGGACACGTACGTCATGAACGACCTGGCGCAGAGCCACGCCCTGGGAATCGATCTGGCCGGGCTGTTCGGGGCCGGAACCTCCAACCAGCCCATGGGCGTGGCCAACCAGACCGGGCTGACCGTGGTGCCCATCGCCACCAATGGCGCGGCCCCGACCTTCGCCAATACGGTCGCGCTGGAAACGGCGGTCGCCCTGGCCAACGTGGACACCACCAACGCTGCCTATCTCACCAACACCAAGGTGCGCGGCGTGCTCAAGCAGACCCTGGTCGCGCAGGCGGCCGGCAGCAAGATGGTCTGGGAGACGGAGGCCAACGGGAAGGGGACCGTCAACGGCTACGATGCCTGGGTCACCAACCAGGTCCCCTACAACCTCACCAAGGGCACCGGCACCGGTCTCTCCGCCATCCTGTATGGCGCCTGGCGCGAGCTGATCATCGCGGAGTGGGGCGCCCTGGACCTCGTGACGGATCCCTACACCCTCGCCGACCAGGGCCTGATCCGGGTCATCTCCACTCAGCTGGTGGACGTCAACCAGCGGCACATCCAGAGCTTCGCGGCCATCCTCGACGCCCAGTGCTAGCCGCTTGAGGGGGCGGGAGTCACCCCGGCCCCTCGCTTCTTTCTGACGCCCCATCAACCAGGAGAATCGCCATGCAAGTGCAGATCACCGCCCATACCCGCGTCCTCGGGGAGACCGTTGCCCCGGATGAGATCGTGGACATCCCCGACTCCGAGGCCAAGACCCTGTTTAGCGTCGGGAAGGCCGTGCCCTACGCGGCCCCGGCCACCCCCGCCGTCGAGGTCATCAAGTAGCCATGCCGAACCTCGCCCAGGATGCCCGCAGCATGATGCTCGATTTCGGTGAACCTGTGACCTTGGCCTCTGGGCTTGTGGTCAAGGGGATCCCGGGCGTGGCGTCCGTGGAGGACACCGTGGTGTGCGAGAACGTCACCGCCGGCCGCACCCGGACGCTCCGATTCGCATCTGCGGACGTTCCAGACCTACAGCCCACCCGGGACACCCTCACCTGGAACGGCCAGCCCTGGCTGGTCGTGCACGTCCAGCTCGCGGGCGCTGGCAACGTCACGCGCGCCTTTCTGGGAGCGCCATGATCACCCTGCAGCAGTTGATCCGATATGCCATGGTTGGCGCCATCCACGAGACCACTGGGTATGTTGCCTACCTCTCGCCCCGGACGGACCTGGGCGTTTCCCTGCTCCCGGCCATCTGCATCTACTCCCACGGCGACAAGGCGACCAATGAGGACTCCGATTCAACACGGCCTCACCCCCGGATCTACTCCGTAGCCGTGGACTACACCGGGGTGGGGCGCTCTGCCGAGGACAGCACGGACGCCATGGCTCGGCTCATCCGCAAGGCCCTGCTTTCCGACAGCACGCAGGGCGGACTCGCGGCCCTGACCACCTGGTCCACCCAGGAGTGGGGGGGCACCGAGGGCGAAGTCCCGCTGTCCGGCACGGTCCTGATCTTCAACTTCAAGTACATGTGGCGCCCGGACTGGTAGCCATCCACCCCGCCCCCTCAGAGGAGAATCCCCAATGACCCAGGCCCTTTTCGCGAGCATCAACCAGGCGTTCGAGAACCATGCCCCGGGGAAAGTCTACCTTTTCCCCTATCCGGCCGCTGACCCCGGAGGCGCCACCCCGACCAATACCACCCGGATTGACGCGTACCTGGCGGACATCTTCGGAGAGGACGCGACGTTCCATACCATCAGCGCGAAGGCCTGGGGGGACGTGGACGAGAACGGCCTGAACGCCGACGTGAAGAACGACACCATCGAGTTCCCGCACAATGACGGCTCCGCCCCCGGCAGCGTCCCGGGCGCCATCAAGTCCGCCACTCTGGAATTCGCGATCTATGACTGCGACGCCGCCCACATCGCGGACATGATGGGCCTGGCCGCTGCCGACCTCCTCACCATCGCTGCGACCGCCACCACCGCCGGGCGCCAGGCTGCCCTGCTGGCGGTCCCCGACGCCAGTCAGAAGTGGATGGTCATCTACGTCGCCCAATCCGCGACCCCGGGCGAGTGGGACCTGTATGTCTGGCCCCGGTGCAACTTCACCAACGCCCCGGCCATCAAATACAGCGTCAAGGACAAGCTGTCCATGAAGTGCCAGATGGCGTGCAACCCCGACCTGTTCCTGGTGGACAGCCGAGGGCGGGGTGTTTTCTCCGTGCCCATCACCGTCAACGCTCCGGTAGCCTAGCCATGGCGGTTACCCTCAGCACGCGCCGCCTGGAACTGGCGCTCCCCCTGATCGCCCCGCTGTCCGCCCTCATGGACGCTCGGGCCAAGGTCAAGGGGGGCGACCCCTCCGCCATGCCCGCGCTCATGAATGCCATGGGCGACAGCGGGACCACGAAAGCAGTCCGGCAGCTCGCCGCCATTTCCGCCGCTTCTGACAATGAGCTGGAGCAAGCGGATAAAGACTCGCTCTTCATGGCCAAGCTCGTGGCTGATGCCGCCCAGCGCCCTTACGTGGATGCCCTTGGTGACGCCCTGTCGCTTTTTGGCTTTGTGCTGGGTGCCTACGGCGTCACCCCCAGCTATTTGAGCAACGACGCCGCCCCCGCCGTGGATTCGACGAACCAGCCGCCCCCGACGGACACGGGCCCCGCTTCCCCATCCGCAGGCTGATCAGCTCCAGGGCAGGGGGCTGGGAGATCGCTGCCCAGCTCCCGGCTGATGACGCCCTGGTCCTGCTGCAGGACCACCTGCGAGAGGAGTCGCACCGGGCCCTCCGCCATGCCCTCGCCTGCTGGCACTCCGCACTTGGCCTATACGCCAACGGCGGCAAACCTCCCGATCCACCCAAGCTCACCGATTACTGAGGACTCATGGCCAACGAACTGAAAGTAGTGATCACGGGCGATGCGGGCGACGCCATGCTGGTCCTCGATCGGTTCCAGGACAGCATCAAGAAGACCGCCAGGACCGCCCAGGACGCAGGTAGCACCCTGGAGCAGTTCGGCGATGGGTTCGCGAAAAGCGCCTTGGCCTTCGGTTCCGCCGCGAGCCTGGGGGCCATGGCTGCGAACCAGATGGTTCAGGCCATCAAGGGTGCAGCCAACGCCTTCCCAGAGGCTGCTGCCCACACGCTCGCTGTGGCCCGGACCTTCGAAGGTCTGGCCTTCCAGACCGGGGAGTCCCTCGACCAGTTGAACGTCTTCGACGCCACGATGAAGCTCACGGGCGGCAGCATCGAGCAGCTCGGGGACTGGCTCACGGGCGTCACGCGCTCCATGAAGTCCAACAGTGAGGTATTCGTCGCCAATGGGATCGCGGCTTCTCAGGCAGCCCTCCTGCAGATGAAGCCGATCGACGTGATGCGGGCCTCCCTATCCGTCATCGAATCGTGCACCGACAAGAACCGGCAGCTGATTCTGACCCAGGAGCTCCTGGGCCGGGGGGCCATCAACGAAATCCCCCAGATGCGCAGGTTCTTCGACACTCTGGGGGAAGGGCAGGCGGCCTTCGACAAATACGGCCGGGGCATCGATCCGAACATCACGGAGAAGATGAAGGCCATGGAACGCCGCTCCGGCGAACTGGCCATCGCCCTGGATGCCCTCCAGAAGCAGGCGGCCCTGAGTTATGAGCCGTGGGACCGGTTCTTCGCGTGGATGAACCAGGGGTTCCTCCACGTGGCCAAGTTCGCCATGGACGCAGTGGACGGTGCTGTCTACTACACCGTTCACGCGTTCAGCAAGCTGAATGGCCTGTTTAACTTCAGCAAGCCAGGACAGGTCAACACCAGCGCCCACGACGCGGACACCTCCCCCGCCTCCCCCAGCAAACAGCCCCAAACCAAGGAGGAGATCGACGCCGAGCGCGAGGCGAAGAAGAAGGCGGATGAGGTGGCACGGGAAGCTGCCAGGAAGGGTGCTGAGGCCAAGAAAGAGGCGGAGCGCAAGGCAGCGGAAGCAGCGAAGACCAGCATGGAGGTGCAGCTCAACCTCCAGGAGCAGCTGAACCACCTGCGGGCCGAAGACACGAAGACCCTGGACAGTACGTCCATCAAGCAGAAGCAGGCCCAGAAAGATGCCGAGGCCCTGGCCAAGCTGCAAGAGGACTATCACAAGATCTACACCGAGGTCGAAAAGAGCAACACCCCTGGATCCCAGGACGCAGCAGCGCAGGCCAGGGTCGCAGCGAAGAAGGTCTACACCGACACCCTGCTGCAGGACCAGCGGGAGGCTGATGCCGCCCAGATCGCTGAGGACGCGGCAACCAAGGCGGCCCTCAAGGCTGCCGACGACAAGGCCTTCGAAAACTTGAAGAAGTCCCTGGCCCAGCAGTCGGAGATCCAGGGAAAGATGTCGCGCGGGCAGATTGAGGAGCGGCTCAAGGCTGCCACTGCCAAGGGTGGATCGGACGCCCACGCAGCCCTGCAGTACATGGTTGAGGCGCACTGGAACGGGACCGCTGCTGGCGGTGCTGAGGCGGGCATGCGGGACTTCATCGCCAAGGGCGATGGACTGTTCAACGAATTTCGCTCCACCACCCTGGGCGTCATGGACCAGATCCAGGGCGGCGTCGCGAAATCCATCCAGAGCATCGTGGAGGGCACGGCCAAGGGTGGCCAGGCCATGCGCACCCTGGCGAAGGGTATCGAAAGCAGCATCATCGGCGCTCTGGCCAAGATGGCTGCCCAGTACCTGATGACCGCCGCTGCCGGTGCCGCGTTCGGCAGCACGCTCACGGTGGCCAACGCTGCCCAGACCAGTTCCGCGGAGGCCCTGGCCACTGCCGAGATCTGGGCCAGTTGGGCACCCCTCAGCCTGGTGGGTGGTGAGGCGGCGGCTCTGGCTGAGATCGCAGTCATGACCGGAAGCATCGCTGGGGCGTCCAAGGCACCTGCGGTGGCGTCGGGGACCGGTGGTGCGTTCGCCGTGGGTGGCCTGATCGACACCCCCACCCTAGCCCTAATGGGTGAGGCGGGCCCTGAGCTGGTGGCACCAGAGCATGACTTCCAGGACTGGGCCCACGCGAACCAGAATCTGGGTTACAACCTGGCGTCCCACGCCTCGCAGGTGTCGAGCCTGAACCGTGCTGCAGGCAGCTATGGCAGCCAGGCCCTGGCATCGAACGGTGGCAGTGTCCCTGGCCCGATGCACAACGACTTCCGGGGCGCGGTGTTCGCGAGCACCACCGAAGGACAGCGTGCCTTTGATAAAGCCATCAACGCCAGCAACGTCCGAATCGGGAAGGCCACCTCTTGAGCATGCGGGCACTCACTCTCAACCTCTATTCCAACCAGGGGACCTCCGCCGCAGGTTCGCTCAAGGTAATTTCGGACCAGCTCATCGAACTGGCCGACGTTACGCAGGAAGTGGACAGCACCGGCAACCTGTCCAAGATCACGCCCGGCACCCTGACGGCCAAGGTGGGCGACCCGGATGGCAGCATCTGGAACTTCATCCAGAACAGCATCGCCCTCCCGCTGACCACGGCCGGCGCGGCCCAGGGCGTGCTGCCCCCGTGGCTGGAACTCTACGCCGGGGGCACCAGGATGTTCCTCGGCGCCGTGGACATGGCGGCCCTGAAGAACATCCAGCGGGCCGAGGACTACAGCATCGAGTTCAAGGTCAACGACTGGTCCATGGGACTGGCGTCCACCTACCTCGGCGCACCGACCTCCCTGACCTGGGAGCCCGACACCGTCTACGCGGTGAACACCAAAGTCCTCAACGGGGCGAACACCTACATCTGCACCACCGCCGGAACATCCGCCACCTCGGGGGGCCCTATCGGCGTGGGGTCCTACCAGGACGGCACGGCCGTGTGGGCCTACGTCACACCGGAATGGCAGCGCCCGGCACCGCTCACGGCCGTCAACGGCACGGCCGTGAGCCAGGCCGGGTTCAGCGGAAACTTCTACGCCCCGGCACAAATCGGCACCGGCCCCGGGTCGCTTTGGTATGGCCAGAACCTGAACGTCATTTTCTTCGCCGACCCCTGCGGCTGGGTCTACTCGGGTGCCACGATCTCCACCGATTACCCGGTGTTCCGGGTCACCTTCCCGACTGGGCCCATAACGACGCCCGACGTGCGGATCGGCAGCTACGGCGGAACGCTGACGGAGACCAGCTACAACGCGATGACCTCCCAGATCGTCTACACCTGGACGCCACCCACCGGGGTGACCGGGCTCTTCCTCCCCAACGCCCAGTTCCCGGCGGGCACCATCGTGGCCAGCACCACCGACGGCGTCGAATACCAGGTGGGAGGTTTGGCCGGGACGAAGGCCAACACCTGGATCACGCCACCTTACAACACCTCCCTGGCCCCCGGCGCTGGGTCCTTCTGGACGGTGGTAAGCACTGAAGACCAACAGGCACAGTGCATGGATTCCGACCGGGCGGTGACATCCTACTTGGCCGCGTGGACTACAGCCAGCCCGTGGCCGGCCGTCGGCCCAACGACGAACTACAAATACGGCCCGGCTCCCGGCAACTGGGAGACGAACGTCTCGCTGGTTGACGCGACATCCTCGGACCTCGACTACTGGGTCGTCACCGTGGCCATCGCCAGCGGCGCATCCGACTGCTACACACTGAACCTCAACAGCGTCAATGGCATCGTGATGGGCGACGTGCTGACCACGGTGGATGTTGATTCACCGGCCAGTATGACGGTGGCCTCGGTGGATCCCATCCTGCTGCAGATCAGGACCATCGAGGCGATTTCGAACATCGCGCTCGGGGCTCACGTCTACTGGGACAGCGACACCAAGCTGGACCTGGTTCGGGAGGATCCCAGGACCCTCCTGACCAGGGCCTGCTCGCCCTACAGCGTGGACACCACGCAGTTCGTGGAGCCGGCCACCGACCGGCCCATGTTCTCCTTCCTGCCGCTGCGCGGACCTGGAGGGGCGCTCTACGCGGTGGGCGACCTGGACATCACACCGGGCGGCCTCCTGCGGCCCCAGACGGGGGCCTATTGGCTGAACCCCGTCACGGACGCATGGCAACCCTCCTACGCCTGGACGGGCACCCCGGACACCGGGTGGTCGAACCCGACCGAGACCGCTCCTGCGACCCCGATGGCCGAGTGGACGTGCCAGCTGGTGAACGCCCCGAGCAGCCTCATGCCCTACGAGGTCCAGAGCCTGAACCCCTGGCAGCGGCTGCGGAATCGCTGTTACTGCGATACCACCTACCGGCGCGAGAACAACGGCCTGATCTACCTGGCCACGACAGGCGGCAACTTCTTCGTCCCCGGGGCCTACGTCAGCACCCAGGCCGGAACCTCCTACAACTACACGGTCACCATCGGCGGCGTCAACTACGCCAGCACCAACAGCAACGACAACTTCACCCCGTGGTCCAACACATGGGCGGCCCAGGCCGGGGCCCTGGTGGTCTACGACTACGTTTCGATGCGCCGGCTCATTTTCAACGGCACATCGGGCGGATCCCCAGGCGCGGTTCAGCTATGCCCCTGGAGCGGATCCGCGTGGGGCTCGGCGTCCAACTACTCCTGGCCGAGCAGCGTGTCGGGCTCCAGCAGCTACGCTCAGTCGGCGGTCCCGATGATCGGGCTGGCCGGCGCTGCCCTGGCCTACATGGTCACGCCCAGCGGGTCTGCCTCCCCCACGGCCTCCGGAAGCACCCTCACCACATCCGCTGATCGGTTGGAACTGTGGGGCTTCAGCGGAGGCCTGCTGGCGTCCCTGGACCTAAGTAACCACACCGCCCTCCTCGGCGGAACGCTCGTTACCACACCCTACGGGGTCTACCTGGTGGGCGCTTCGGCCATCGCGCAGGTGGCCTACTCAGGAGGGGCGCTGGTCCTGACCACCGCGTATCTTACCGATGCGGTGTCCTGGCTGTTCGCCAACACCCTGGTCGCGCGGACCTCAGGGGAGCTGGTCATCATGGGCCGCCTCGATACCGGGACCGGGACGGGGACCGTCACGACCACCACCTGGCTGTTCCGGCTACAGGCTCCCCTCGCCAACAGCCTGGACGGCAGCGTGATCTTCTCCGAGCAGATCTCGACCGGATCCCCGGCCACGGCCGCGGCTGTGCGCGACCCGAGCAAACCCGGCCGCATCGTCGGGCACATCGGCGGCAGCATGTGGCAGCTGGACACCGTCCGGCCGTTCTGCATCGCCCGGTGCCGGCCCTCGGGCATGACCGCCATGGAGCTTATTGAGCACGTCTGCCAGGCATTCGACGCCCTGGCGGTGCCCGACGCGAACGGGATCATGCACATCGTCAGCCGGGTGAACACCACCGCGGCCATCGACCTGGAGGTGAACCGGGTGTCCGTCGCCACCACGGCCTGTTGGGCTGAGTTCTCCAGCATCGTCCGGGTCACCGCTACTAGCGACGATTCCACCTACTACGATTCCTTCGGGCAGCAGGGCGGCATCAAGACGGAAGTCGACAATCACCCGCTCTGCTACTCCATGTCCGACTGCTCGGCCATGGCGGACGCCTGGTGCGATTGGCTGGGCGTCCCGCGCTTTGAGACGGAGGAGGAGTGGATCTACACCGACCCCTCCACCGCGGCCCCCTGGGAGGCCATCCCGCTATTCACCAAGGTGTGCGTCAGCGGGGGCAAGGCCGCGCACCTCATGTCCCTCTCCCAGTCCCTGGTCAAGGGGACCGCCACCGTCAAGACCTTGGAGGCATAGAACATGCCGATCTTCCAACCGGGCACCCCCCGAATTGGCCTGCTGGCCAACGGCACCAGGTCGGCCACGCTCTGGCTGCCCATGCCGGACGAGGGCTACCCGACCCTGCAGTGGGAGCCCAAGGGCCAGGTGGTGGAGCTTTACGACGGCTCCGAGGTCTGGCGCCAGTTGGGCTGGATCCCCGTGATCGTCATGCGCTGGAGCGCCTACGACGACCGCCCTGGCGAGGGCTACACCCTCGGCATCGCTGACGGGCAGCGCCCGGCGATCACGGACCTCCTGAACATCCTGAGCTACGCCCCGGGCATGTTCAGCGTCTCCCCTGGGCCGGCGGCAGGCGGCTTCGTCGCGCAGTCCTGGAAGGAGAGCGCCATCGGGGTGATCGGCAACGCGGGCTATGCCAAGGGCCTGGAGGTCACCTTCCGGGGCGGGGCCATCTGCGCGAACAAGACCCTGGGGACCTTCTAGTGGCGACGACTGTCCGGTATATCAAGGGCGGCATCCAGATGATCTGCGATGTCTCGGCCTACCCGGCCCCGGAGCCCCAGGCGGCTTGGCCGATCCCCGTGTTCGACTCCATCGAGTCCAGCCTCCTGGTCCTGTCCCTGGTCGCCGTTTCGGGGCAGAGCACCTCCGGCATCCAGGTGGCCAGCAGCGGGGTGCTTCCCAGCGCCTCCACGTGGACCCTCTATCACCAGGCCTATCAGGGCACCCCGGCCACGCTGCCCACGGCGACCTCCCAAACCGTGAGTGTGGACAGCACTGGCAACTTCGCGATCACGATCACAGCACCCCTGGCCGGGGCCACCCACAACTTCTGGCTGGCCCGGACGGATGCCGGCGGCCAGGTCGTCACCTACCCCCTGAGCGAGATCACCACCCCGGTGGATCCAGCCACCACGGTCAACGCCCTGACGCAGGCCGCCCAGCTGTCCCTGGTGAGCCAGTGGACACAGGCGAAGGCCCTCCAGGCGGTCCTGGACGCCGACGCGACCACGCTCGGCGTCAGCCCCGCAGCCTACGACACCGCCATCTCCAATCTGTCCGCGACACTGGTCACGGCCGGCGCGCCGGCCACCTGGGCGACGACCTGGCCCAGCACGGCAGTCTTCTACGCCCAGGGCATCCAGACGACCCTGGCCACCCTCTGGGGCACCGTCAGCGCGGCCCAGGCAACCCTCCAGGCGGCCCTCTACGCCGCCGCTTCTTCCAGCGCGGTCCCCTGCGCCATCGGTGACGGGGCCACGACCACGTTCCTGTATGCGGGCGGCACCGTGAAGATCAACGGCGTGGCCACCGTCGCCTTCACGGTCACCTCGGCCACCAGCACGATCACCTTCACGACCGCGCCGGCCCTGGGGGCCATCATCAGCGGCTGCACCACCAACGCCCAGGCCGAGGCCTCGGCGGCCCAGTCTGCGGTCGAGGCGGCTGCCATCCTGGTATCCCAGACGCAGGCAGCCGTGGCGGCGGCCACCGTCAGTGGACTGACCACCGTCTACACCAGCGGGCAGTCACAGCTCTCCTGGAATGCGCTCTCGATCTCGGGGGTGACCTACGAGATCCGCCTGGGAACCACCTACGCATCCGCCGCGATCCTCGGCAACATCGCCGTTACCAATTTCGCCACGGTATCGGATGGCACCTATTGGGTGACCCCCAACTACAGCGGCACCTACGGCACCCCCGTGGCCATCGTGGTCACCGGAAGCACGCTGGTCACCAACGTCGTAGCCACCTCGAATGAATCCGGGAACGGCTGGCTCGGGGTTATGTCGGGCGGGGCCTTCTACGAGGCGGGGACGGGCCTCGCGCTGCAGGGCGCGGTCAAGAACGACAGCCTCACTGCGCTCAACGACAGCGAGACAACCCAGACCTGGGACTTCAACGGGGGTGCGCAGTCGACGGGGGCCTACGAGGTCCCGTCCGCCGACTACGTTGACCTGGGCAACGTCCAGGTCTGCACCGTGAGCGCGACCTACACGGCCGCCAGCGAGGCCATCACCGCCGGCTTCGGGGGGACGCCGTCCGCCGACTGCGCGGTTCAGCTGTGGATCGCAGTCGCCCAGCAGAACGGGGTCTTCGGGGCATACCAGGTGTTCGTCCCCGGGCAGTATTCAGGGCGGATCTTCAAGATGAAGCTGGTCCTCACCAGCACCAATCCCAACGTCACGCCCCTGGCCCCGACCTTCACTTGGAGCGTGGATGTCCCTGACAAGATCCTCACCGGGACCGCCGTGGCCTGCCCCGCCACAGGCCTGACGGTCACCTACAGTTCCCCTTTCCAGATCCGCCCCAACCTCCAGATCACCATCCTTTCCGCCACCTCGGGGGACTACGCCGCGGTCACCGGGGACACCGCTTCAGGCTTCACCGTCGTCTGCTACAACGCCAGCACCGCAGTGGCGAGAACGATTCACTGGTGCGCCCAGGCCTACTAAGGAGCCTCTTGCATGTCCGCAGCCCCCGTCATCAACAATGACTTTCCGGCCAATGTCCGGGCAGCGATCAACGCCGCCCTGGTGGCCTGTTTCGATGCCGCCGTCCACCAGGCGAACGCCTACACCGCCGGGGGCACCGCGACCGCGTTCACGCTGACCCCGACGCCGGCCCTGGCGGCCAACGCCAACAACGTCCGCTACAGCGTCAACTTCGGCTTGGCGGCAGGCACGAACCCCACGCTCTCGGTGTCGGGCCAGCCGGCGCTGCCCCTGATGATGTATGGCTCCGCTGGGGCGCTCATTCCGGCCACCTGGACCGGAAGCCTCATCACCGACGTTCAGTGCGACGGGACGCACTGGATCGTGCTGGATCCTCCCTTCCCGGCGGCAATCTCGGCCGCCACCGCCGCTCTCACGGGAGCGCTCACCGCAACCGGCGCAACGCTGTCCGGTGCGCTCAACGCCGCGAGCGCGGCTATCACGGGCACGGTGTCCGCCGCCACCTTCTCGGGCTCCGGGAGTGGGCTCACCGGAACGGCCAACAGCCTGACGGCGGGAGCTGCCAACTCGGTCGCCTGGGGCAACGTGAGTGGGCGCCCCACCGACCTGGGCTCGTTCACGAATGGGCCTGGCTACGCTACGGCAGCGTCGATGTTTAGTTCGTTTAACTCGCTATCTCCTACTAGCGGCACGACCTACACGAATAGCACCGGAAAGCCCATGTTGGTGATGGTGAACGTGAGTTACGGTTCGTCTACCACTCTCTATACCTCATATTTATACGTCAATTCTACTGTCGTAGCCCAGGGCATAACTCTTCCAAGTAATAGCGGTGCATTTGCCATGGTGGCCATGGTCCCGCCCGGTGGAACGTGGAGCGTAACCAAGGGCGGCTCTGGCGGGGGTCTTTCCGGCTACGGCGTTTACTAGGAGAACACAATGGCTTATTTCATCGACCCATCTACGGGGGCGAATTATTGGTATGCCGATGACGGCAGCCAGACGGCATTCATGAAGCCCGGCCTGGTGGCCGCCACGGCCGCCCAGGTCGAGGCGATCACGAACCCGCCCCCGCCGGCCCCAGTGGAGGCCGACTTCGTCGCCGCCGCCCAGAACCTGATGGACACGGGCGCGCAGAGTCTGGGCTACGACAACATCCTGTCCCTGGCCTCCTACCTCAACAGCAGCAATGCCACGTTCAAGGCCCAAGCGGCCGCCGGGATCGCCTGGCGGGACGCGGTCTGGACCGAGGGCTACACCATCCTGGCCGCGATCAAGGCCGGGACCACGACCGCCCCCGCCACCACGGCCGCCTTCGTGGCCCTGCTGCCCACCGTCACCTGGCCCACCACAGCCACCAGCTAGGAGAACGCATGCTATACAGTGAAGTCCGGGGCCAGATCCGCACCGGGGACCTGATCTTCTTCCACGGGCGTGGCGCGGTCACCGACGTGATCCGCATCGCCACCAGGAGCGACTTCGCCCATGTGGCCCTGGCCTGGGTGGTGGCTGGGCGCGTCCTGGTCATCGAGGCCCGGGAGAAGGGCGGCGTCCAGATCCACGCCCTGTCCAGCCGCCTGGGCGACGGCGCGTCCTGGCTGAAGGTGCCCCCGGCCTACCCCCTGGACCTCCCCCGGGCCATCCTGGACCTGGACAAGCCCTACTCCCTCCTCAACTGCATCCGCGCCTTCTTCGGCCTACCGGGCATCAAGAACCGCTTCGAGTGCGCCCAGCTGGCCGCCGCGGCCCTGCATCTCCCGGGGAACGGGGGCTGGACGCCACAGCAGGTTCGCGAGCAGTTCGCCGAGGTCCTGACGGTTTCCCTGGAGGAAGCGTGAGGGACGTCCAGCATTCGCCGCCTACCGCCGAGCGCACCCTGCGCGCCGCCCATGCGCTCGGCGCCTGACTGCCCGCTCCACGCAGCACCCAAGCGGAGGCCCCGGCGCTCAAGGCGACCCGGGGCCTGTGCTGTGTGGTTTCCGCAGCAGCTGCGGATTCAGTCCAACTGCTCTTTGGCTGCTGGGGGATTGGCCGCAATGGCCGCGCGGATGTTTTCCTCGACGGAGGATGTATGGGCTGTATCCGCCTTTTTGATTTCCTGAATGCCCCTGAGAATGAAGTAGGGCACCCCGACGCCTGCGAGGGAAAATCCGGCCGCCGCAATCTGTTGGGGTGCTTCATGCGCTCCCATGTACATGAAGAACCCGCCGATACCGATCGAGGCCGCGACGAAGGCATAAATGGTCCAGATGGTTTTCATATACAACTCCACGGTGGTGAGGGCCACGCAAACAATTGGTAACAGCGGATGCTCGGAGCCTACACCTGGAACCTCGCGTGTGGCAACCACATGTTGCGACAGGTGATTTTGCGGGTTGCACCGTGAAGAATCCCAATTAGGCTGGTGGTTGGGCTTCGAAACCCTCAACAGCCGGACCTCGCCCGTGGCGAGGACATCCCTCTCGGGATTCCGGCTGAATAGAACACCCTTCGGGGAAATAGGCTGGGCCGTAGCTGTTGGCGGTTCGAAGGTCCCGAGTCCAGGGCTGATGTATCGGCATCCTGCCGCCGCGCGGCGCTTGGCCGTCGCCCCGGTAACTGGGGCCTGGAGAATCTATGTCGCCACCCTGCAGGGTCAGTGGTCGTCTCATGCCAATGGTATATAATCGGGCCATAAAATAAACAATTCCCCACCGCCCGGTTCCTGACGATACTTCATGCAGGGCGTCAGAACCCTGTAAGGCCGGACCCCACCCGTGGTGGGACCCCCTCTCGGGATTCCGGCCGAATACAAAACCCTACAAGGGAAATAGGCCGGGCCGTAGCCTTACACGGTCTGAACGTCCCGAGTCCAGGGCAGAACCATATGCCTGAGGACTTGAGCCGGCCTTTCCATTCGGCCCTGGCAACTGGGGTCTGGAGAACGTATATGAACCACGCTTTCAGGAAGGCCACCATGGACCCTAGCGCCCATGGATGGCCGGAGGACCCACGGCTACGCATCCCCATTCTTGCCTGGGTTCTCCGTGACCCGTCCCCTTTTGCACAGAACTATGCCCGTGGGATATGGGATTCCTTCCCCCCGGAGATCCAGGAAGAGTGCAGAACCACCCTGGGGATTCACTTGTGACTTTCGGATGTCACAAGTGGACCTATGGCCAGCCCGAATTCCATCCCTGAAAAGGCCATGGCATCCGGGCCTTTTGTTGTGACCCGGCTGTGACTCTTTTTAGAATCACCGTTCTAAGTGCTTTGTTTGTAATAGCAATGCAGAAGTCACAAGAAGTCACAAACGGGCGTCAGGGCAAAAAAGGGAAAGGCCCGAAACCTAATGGTTTCGGGCCTTTCTTGTGGTGGCTGGATGCGGACTCGAACCGCAGACCTAGGGATTATGAG